CTTATCAGAATGCTCCTAAATTCAAATTCCTTTTCCACGTTTACTTTGAAATCGATAGAGATGCATTTTTGGGTTTTAACGGCGGCAGAACCGGCACCAATGTAAGTTTTGATACTAATTTTGGTATTTTAGTTAAAGACGTAAAACTTCCGTCTTATAGTATGAATACTGTTCAACTTAATCAGTATAATCGTAAAAGAATTATTCAAACAAAGATTAAGTATGATCCAGTAGACATTACTTTCCATGATGACAATGGTGACACTGTTAATGGTCTTTGGGAAGCATACTATCAATATTACTATAACGATAGCAAAAAGCCTGGTGTAGTGTTTGCCGGTAAAAGAGGAGGCGGACAAGCGCCTACTGGTACTGGTGTTAATGATTACAATACTAGAAATACATATCAACCATCAATCACCGGAGATGATGATTGGGGCTTCAACAGTGTTTCTGCTACTGATAGTGAAGTTAAACTTCCTTTCTTTAAGAATATTACTATATTTGGTTTTAATCAACACAACTTTACTGCATATACATTAGTAAATCCTATTATTACTTCATTTTCGCATGACACATACAATTACAATGAAGGTAATGGTATCATGCAAAACAGAATGTCATTAGATTATGAAACAGTAGTATATAACTATGGTGCATTAGATGGTAGAGCACCGGGCGATATTGTCACTGGATTTGGTGATGTTGCAACATATGACAGAACAGAAAGCCCAATTGCTAAATTAGGCTCAAACGGTACTATCCTTGGTCAAGGTGGTTTGATTGACGCAGCCGGTGGTACGTTAGATGCTCTTGGTAAGGGAGATATTCTCGGTGCAATTAAAACTGCTGGCACTGCATACAATACATTTAAGAATACTAATCTTAAAACTGTGTTAGCAACTGAATTAACTACTGGATTACGTAATGCAACTTCAGGTACACCTAATGTAACACGTAATCAATTGTTTGACTTCCCTGCTCTTGGCGTACTACCAAGTTTAATCAATACTGCAAATGCTCCCGTAACGGCTGGCAGAACCGGACCCGCTCCTATTACACAAGAACCAGTAGCCGGTTCTCAATATAATGGGGAAAACTTAACTACTGTACCAAGACCTAGAATCGGTGGACGCGGCGGATAAATCGCCAAATTTGTAACAGATTAAAGTTGCATAAATAGTATTATGGCAACTATTCAACGACAAACAGATCAAACCGTACTCATTTACGACAACTTTTACAACATTAACCTTGTTGTAAACGCTGCCGACTATGATGTTGTGTATTCCTTTTTTAAGGGTGCATCAAAAAATTCTCAAATTGCAGGAAACTTTACTGTATTTCTTTTTAGAATCGCACAAGAAGCAAGCGTAAATGTACTTGAATTACTTGAAATCATTAAAGGTCAACCAAACAAATTACAAATGAACAAAGTCATTTGCTATTACTTGAACTCATTCAAATCTAAAACAGCGTTATATGGTATCAGTTCCGTACCTAGACCCAATGAATCTGTTCAAAGAAACATAGTGTTATGATATGGGTAATTGGGCACAAGGCTTCTTTCAACCAAAAAATCCTCAGAAATATGTAGGTAAACATAAGCCGAGATATCGTTCTGGTTGGGAACTTACCTTTATGACGTTCTGTGATACTAACAGAAACGTACTCTATTGGGCTAGTGAGTCAATGGCTATCCCTTATCGTCACCCTATTACGGGTAAACCTGCTAATTATATCCCTGATTTTTTCGTAATGTATGAAAATAAGTTTGGCAAAAAGTTGGCAGAAGTAGTTGAAATCAAACCCAAAAAACAAAGTTTAATTGAAAGCAAAGCAGCCAATGCTAAAGATCGTATGGTTGTTGCTATTAATCATGCCAAGTGGGCAGCCGCAATGGCCTATTGTAAAAGTCAAGGATTTTCTTTTAGAGTAATCACAGAAGATGATTTGTTTTACAATGGAAGAAAAAGAAAATAAATACTTGCATGACACGTAAATTAGAAGAACTTTTTGATATGGCAGCGGGCGAGAAGAACGACCTCACTGAACCACTGCCTGAACAAACACAAGAAGTAACAGCAGAAGCACTAAACAACTTAGAAAAGATTGAAAATGCTCTTCCGCAAGTTAAAGGTTTAGAAGCCGCTGATACTGAAATGGATGAACTTGCAACATTAGCAACATCTAGTTATAAAGACTTAATGGATTTAGGAATGCAAGTAGATAGTCGTTTTGCTAGTGAAATCTTTAACAGTGCAAGTAGTTTCTTAGGACATGCTATCACTGCTAAGACTGCTAAAGTTAATAAAAAACTTAAAATGCTTGACTTACAGTTAAAGAAAGCAAGTTTGGATCAAAAGAATTCATCTAAATCAGAAGAAATTGAGAACACACCGTTGGGAGAAGGCAAAGCCTTAGATCGTAATGAGTTGTTAAAGATGCTCAATGTAAAAACTGACAATAAATGATAAATATGTCATACGGGAAATCAAATATGAAAAGCCTTAAACAGTACATTACAGAAAGTGTTCATCTTTATGAATACACTATTAAAATCGCCGGTGAGTTCGATAAGAACTTCCTAGACCTATTTAAGTATAACTTAAATAAGTTTGATCCAGTTGAAATTGGTGAGCCAACTCAGACTCCTATTCAGAAGGACCCATATGGGTTTCCTAATCTGTCTAATCAGTCTGTAACTATCATTAAGTGCAAGTTTCGTTATCCAGCAACTGAGCCAATGGTACAGCAAATGGCACAATTACTTGGTCATCAAGTTGACTTTGTAAGATTGATTAGCACTAAGTTCAACGATAGCATCAATGCAGAAGTTGAAGGCTATGCTAATGAAGCAAGTCACAGCCCATTGTTAATGCACACTGAATTAGAAGAAATGCCTGGTGCTAAAGATGCATCAAAGGCTTATGGTGATTCATATTTGCAGAGCATTAAAGATCAGGCTCAAAAATCTAAAATGAATATTCCATATGCAGGTCAAAAGACTCCGGATGCATTTGATCCATTCAAACCATATTTGGATGACAAAAAGTTGGGCGACAATAGTCCAATGACTAAAATTTCTCGCCCCGCCAAACCTCGTACTGGCGCAATGGGTTAAACACTTAAAGGAATACAAAAATGAACTTCAAAGATATGCTCGAAAAGATTAGCCAGTTATCAGAGGCTACTGAAAAAACAAAGACAGGCACTAAGCACACTGCGGATGCAGGTGGCTATGGTCGTAGGTATGACGTTGACCAAGATGGTGAAGAAAAGAAAGATAAAGATCCTGCTGTAAAACGTGGTCGTGGACGTCCTGCTAAAGGCAGTGATGATACCGGCACTGTTAAGAAATATGACACTAAAGGTGTTGGTGATGTATTCGGCGGCGGCAAGAAGCCAAAGAAAGAAGTAGGCACTGTTTCTAAGAAGAATACTCTTAAAGATTGGTTCGAACATATGGAATCAAAGATGCTTGCAGAAGCAGAACAAGTAACTATGGAGCCAGCAAAGCAGAACACTCAAGTTATCAAGCAAGGTAGTAAAACAATAGGTACAGTTTCAAATCCACAGTTGGCTGCACAGATTAAGCAGTCAATTGGCAAGGGTGAAATGAGTCTTGCCGGTGACCAACTTGGTGAAGAAGAAGAAAATTACAGTGCTAAGAAAGCACGTGCTGGTAAAGATATTGGCAAGCCAGGCAAGAACTTTGCTAAGATTGCAAAATCAGCAGGCAAAAAGTATGGTTCTAAAGATGCAGGCGAACGTGTAGCAGGCGCTATTCTTGCTAAACTACGTGGCGCACATGAAAGCGTAGAAGAAGCAGAGATTCCATCATCATCAGGCGTAGATACTATTGGTGCAGGCTTAGGTGCCGGTCGTAGTCAAACTACACTTGAAGGTCGTGCTAAAGTAGGTGAGAAAAAGAAATTACCTTCAATGGCACACATTAAAAAAATGTGCAAAGACGGAAAGTCTGTAGCAGAAATTTGCAAAATGCATCCTGATTGTGATCAAAAAGAATTAAAACAAATGGTGGCTGATTGCAAAAAGACACTAGATGAAGCCTCAATGCCAATGAAAAAAGTCGATGGCAAAAGTGTCCCAGCGTTTGCGGCAGATGGCAAGGGTAAAAATGATTTAAAGAAAAAGAAGGCGGTAAAAGAAGGTATGAGCCATAGATTACAAGCGGCCCGTTTAGAGGGTAAAGCACACGGACTTAAGGGTCATTCACATTGCGGTAAAAATTATCAAGACATGGAAGAAGCACGTGTATATCACGAAGGCTACAAAGAAGGTCTAGATGAATGCTATGGTCAGATGCCAGTTCGAGGTCTAGTTGGTGAAGGTGATCCGGCAGCAACAGTTCCAGGCATGGATTCACAAGAAATGGAAACAATGACTACTATGGAAGACGATATGTACGAAATGGATAAAACTGCGTACATGAAGCAACAAGCAATCAAGACTCCAGGCAATACATTTAAAGCATTTGGTCAAACAATGCATGATAATGACGTTTTAGATGAATTTGCATTTGAAGCATGGGACAGAGAACTTAGCAATCTTCTTACCGAAGGTGAAGACAAGATTGAAGAAGGCATGACTGTTTCAATCAGTAAAGGTCAGCAAGGTGCTCCTGATTCAGTAAGCATTTCAGCACAAGATGCAGAAGCAGAACATCTACTAGCATTTGTAAAGAATGCAGGACTTGGTCTATTCGGCGATGACGCACAACACAGTGACTATGGCGCACCAAAAGGTGACAGTTCAGAAAAGAATGCACCAGGTGGTATTGAAGTAGTTGGCGATCATGACGGCATGATGGGTATGCTACAGAAATTATCAGGCATTCAGCAATCAGGTGATGCAGAAGCCTCTGATTATGCTGACGAAGAAGGTCACGAAGACTCATGTAATGAGTGCGGTGGCATGATGGAAGCCGGTCATTCATGTGGTTCAAAAGAAATGGTTGATGAAGTAGAATCAGAAGACCAAATGGAATTTGAAGTAGCAGAAGCAAACGCCCCTGACTCAGGTGAAGCAGAAGAGCGTGATGAAGAAACAACTGACGCTACACGTGATGCAGCCTTAGCAACAGCCGCTAGCCGGAACTTTGCTAACACTGATGCACCAGTCAGTGAAGAAGAAGTTGACGAAAGCGCACTACAAGCATACTTAGGTAACAAAAAGTATGGAAAAGAAGGCATGGACGCATTGCGTAATGCAGGTCGTGAACATGCTAGTAAAGAAAAAATGGCAAATATTCGTGCCAAATATGACAAACTAGATGAAGAAGACGAAGATGACAAAGAAGTAAAAGAGGCTTATACATTTGAAAATATGTACAAGAAAATTGCAATGTTGTCAGAAGAGTCAACTTCTGAAAAAGATGACAAGGCAGAAATAGCCGCTAAGAAAGTCGCTAAAGATATCGAATATGACGAAGATCATAAGGGCAAAGATGACAACCGTGCTGAAAAAGCCGGCGAAAAGGTCAAGAAAGATATCGAATACGATGATAAGAAAGACAAGAAAGAAAAGATTGATGAATGGGCAAACGAAGCAGGACCTGATAAAAGAGGTACAGAGGCTTCATTTGAAGAAGATATTGACTTTATGATGAATGTTATTAGTGGTGGATTGAATAAGCGTAAGTCAACTGGTCAAACAACAGTTCCTGTTGTTGCTAGTCAATTAAATCGCACTGTATCGCACAACACTACTGATATCAACGAGTCAGTAAATCAATGGAAGAAGTTAGCAGGCATTATCAAGTAAAAACAAACACATTGTTTTAAATACCCGGCTTTAGTCGGGTATTTTTTTGGCTGGACTACTTTAATCCAAAAACGATAAATACAAACATAAGGTGATTATAATATGGCGCAACGTAACATTGATTTTGGAACATTTCCAGACGATCCAGATGCAGATGCTATTAGAACCGCATTTCAAAAAGTACAAGAAAACTTCTCAGAACTTTTCGGTGGACTTCAAGACCAAGCGGTAATTTCAGTTAATAGAACTTCTGGTGCAGGTATAACAGTAAACTCTCCTACGGGAAACGTAGTAGTTACTGCTAATATTGCTTGTGTACAAGTACACACAAGTACTCTTAGCATTGGTAGAGATTCGAATGGTTCGCAAGATACCTCAATTACCAGTTCATCACAGGTTTTATGGGTCGATCTTCCTGCAAACATTGCAAACGTAGCAAACATTTACTTAACAGGTAACTTGTATGCAAATACTATTACTTCAAATTTACAGTTAAATGGTAACGTTGGAAACTTCAGTGGCAATTTAACTGCGTCAAATTTAATTGCTAACTCAAGACTAGTAGTAACTGGCAATGCTAACGTAGGTAACTTGGGAACAACAACAGGTATCTTTACTGCTAACGTAGATGCAGTAAATTTCAATGGTACTAATGTAGTTGCTACTGGAAATGTATCAGGTTCTAGTGGCATCTTTGTTGGAAATATTTCAGCAGGTAATGCTAACTTAGGTAATTTAGTTACTGCTAACTATTTCTCAGGTGATGGTTCAAACTTATCTAACGTAGTTGCTGTCGCAGGTAATAAAATTGAAAATGGCGGAAGCAACGTAGTTGTAACTTTGAATGGTAACGTAACTACAACTGTTAATGGTTTTGTTGTTGAAGTAGTTACTACTGGTGGCGTCAATGTTACTGGAACAGGCAACTTCACAGGAAGTCTTACTTCAGTAAATGCTAACTTAGGCAATAGTGTAACAGCAAATTATTTTGTTGGTAACTTATACGGCGCAGCCAATACAGCAACTAGTGCATCAACTGCTGGTACAGTAACAACCAATGCTCAACCTAACATTACATCAGTTGGAACACTGACTTCATTGACTGTATCAGGGAACGCAGGTGCAGGTAATGTTAACGCTGTTGGAGGTGTATTCACTTATGTGTCCGGTGATGGTGGAAATCTCAGCAACATCACAGGTGCTAATATTACTGGCGCTGTTGCTTTTGCAACTACTGCCAATGCAGTAGCAGGTGCTAACGTATCCGGTGAAGTAAACTATGCGGCTAATGCAAATAGTGTTGCAGGTGGAAACGTATCTGGTGCTGTTGCATATGCAACTACTGCTAATAGTGTAGCCGGAGCAAATGTTTCAGGTGCAGTTGCTTTTGCAAATACTGCAAATGCAGTAGCCGGCGCTAATGTTAGCGGTACTGTTGCTAATGCAACATATGCTGTAACAGCAGGAACTGCTAATTCAGTAGCAGGCGCTAATGTCTCAGGTGCAGTATCATTCGCAACAACAGCAAATGCAGTAGCGGGTGCTAACGTAAGCGGCGAAGTAGCAAACGCAACATTTGCAACAAGTGCTGGCACAGCAAACAGTGCAACTGTAGCGGCAAGTGCAAACGCAGTAGCCGGAGCAAATGTCTCAGGTGCAGTATCATTTGCAACAACAGCAAATGCAGTAGCAGGGGCTAACGTATCTGGTCAAGTAGGAAACGCATTAGTTGCAAGTACTGTGTATACTAATGCTCAATCAAATATCACTTCAGTTGGAACTTTGACTTCATTAGCAGTTACCGGTAATACTACATCAGGTAATCTTTATGCTAACTCAGGTACAATCGGGGCTTCATTACTAACTGGTACACTAACTACAAATGCACAGCCAAATATTACATCAGTGGGTTCATTGGCATCATTGACAGTTACAGGAAACATTGGTGCAGGTAATATTAACGGTGGAAATCTTGTCAGTGCTAGTTTCTTTAGTGGTGATGGTAGTGGATTATATAATTTACCTGTTAGTGCCGGTACATTTATTAACAACGGTAATAGTAACGTTTGGTTAGATGCTAATGCTAATCTTAATGTAACTATTGCAGGTACGGCTAATGTAATGCGGGTTACTAGTACCGGAGCCAACATTACTGGCACATTAAACGTTACAAGCAATGCTAATGTAGGTAACTTGGGTGCTACTGGTGTAGTTGCTACTACTATTGCCGGTTCATTAACTACAGCAAGTCAACCAAACATTACATCATTTGGTACATTGACCGGACTTAATGTAGCAGGTACAAGTAACTTAGGTCCAAACAGTAATGTTATTATCACCGGTGGTAGTAACAATCAATTCTTATTATCAGATGGCACAGGTGGTGTCAAGTGGATTACTCCTGCAAACGTAACCACTGCACCCGGTGCTAATACAAATATTATCTTTAACGATAATGGTAGCATCAATGCAACATCAGGATTAACATTCAATAAAACTACTAGTGCGTTAAGCGTAACTGGCAATGCAAACGTTGGCAACATCGGAGCAGCCGCAGGTGTGTTCACTACTGTAGCAGGTTCGTTGACTACAGCAAGTCAACCAAACGTCACCTCAGTTGGTACACTAACAACATTGGGTGTAAGTGGAAATATCACAGCAGCCAACATCACTGCTAACTCTGGTGTATTCACTGGCAATGGTAATGGATTAACTAATATTCCGGGTGCTAATGTAACTGGAACTGTGGCAAACGCAACTTATGCAACAAGTGCAGGCACTGTAACAACTAATGCTCAGCCTAACATCACATCAGTTGGTGCATTGACTTCATTGATCGTGAGTGGAAATCTTAACGCAGGCAAAACAGCAATTTCAGCAGGAACAGTAACTTCTAATGTTCACGCATTAACTGTATTACAAACTTGGAATAACGCAGGTGTACAGTTTAGTGCAATTGAGGTAGATATTACTGACACCGCATCATCTGCAAACTCATTGTTATTAGATTTGCAAGTTGCAAACGTAAGTAAATTTGCAGTAAGTAAAGAAGGCAACATATTCTATTCCGGTGTAATCACGGGTAATGGTTCAGGTCTAAGTGCAATAGCCGGTGCTAATGTATCCGGTGCTGTATCTAGTGCTACAAGCGCAACTACTGCTGGAACAGTAACAACTGCGGCACAAGGTAATATTACTTCAGTCGGTACACTAACAAGTTTAGCAGTAACTGGTAATATTAGTGCAGGTAACGTAAGTGCTACGACATTCACTGGTGCATTATCAGGTGCGGCAACAAGTGCAACTACTGCTGGTACAGTAACAACTGCGGCACAAGGTAATATTACATCAGTTGGTACGTTAACTTCATTAGCAGTAACTGGAAACATCAGTGCAGGTAATGTAAGTGCAACAACATTTACAGGCGCACTAAGTGGCGCGGCAACAAGCGCAACAACAGCCGGTACAGTAACAACTAATGCTCAACCCAATATTACATCAACTGGTACATTGACTTCATTAACAGTATCAGGTAATGTAAGTGCAGGTAATGTAAGTGCAACAACTTTCACTGGTGCATTATCAGGTGCGGCAACTACAGCAGGAACGGTTACAACTAATGCTCAATCTAATATTACATCAGTTGGCACACTAACATCGTTGGGCGTAAGTGGAAATATCATTGCGGCTAACATTACTGCGAACTCCGGAGTATTCACTGGTAATGGTTCAGGATTAAGTGCAATAGCAGGTGCTAATGTAAGTGGTGCAGTAAGTTATGCTACAACAGCAAACGCAGTAGCAGGTGGTAATGTCTCTGGTAACGTCAATGCGGCATTGGTTGCATATTCTGTAGCAGGTGCTAACGTATCAGGTCAAGTAGGTAACGCATTAGTAGCAGGTACTGTTTATACAAATGCTCAACCTAATATTACATCAACTGGTACATTAACAAGTGTATCAGTAACAGGAAATGCTAGTGCTAATAATTTTGTTGCAACAAGTTATCATATTCGTTCTGTAGGTACTGGCATTTCAGCAGCCGGTTCAACACAAGGAACTGCAACAACAATCTCTAAAGAAATTAATATTGTTTCTACTGTAGCCTCAGGTGCTGGTGTTATTCTTCCAGCAGTAGCAGGTGCTGTAATTACAATCACTAATACTTCTGCTAACTCTTTGTTAGTATATCCTGCATCAGGAGCCGCAATCAACTCATTAGCGGCAAACACAGGATTTACTCAGGGTGCAGGTTCAACCTTACAATTTATTGCCCCAACTACAACTCAGTACTATACAGTTGGCGCTACTTATGCCTAAGAAAGGAATTATTAATGGCTAAAGCAAAATCAGGTAACGGTAATCAAAAAGTCACATTCAGTGATCAAACAAAAGGAAAGACTACTATTGGAGCATCGCATAGTTCCATTAAGTTTTCTACTATGAATAAGCATAAGCGTACAAATTATAAAGCATATCGTGGTCAAGGTAGACCGTAAAAAAAGGATAAAAAGTATGTCAAAAGTCACATTAGAATTATTAAAAGAAATTTGTCCTAAGACTAAATCAACAGTCTTAGCAAAATACGTAGAACCATTAAATGAAGTAGGCGAACACTTTGGATTGTTTGAAAATCCAAAGAGAATGGCAGCATTCTTAGCACAAGTAGCACACGAATCTGGTGGTTTTAACTTTGTGAAAGAAGGATTAAGTTATTCAGCGGTTTCACTGAATAAAGTTTTCAAAAAGTATTTCCCAACAGTAGCAGCCGCAAAAGCATATGAACGTCAACCTGCAAAGATTGCAAATAAAGTTTATGCAAGTCGTATGGGCAATGGTCCAGAAAGTTCAGGTGATGGTTACAAGTTTTGCGGGCGCGGATTAATTCAATTAACCGGCAAAGACAACTATACTCGTTTTGCTAAATCAATTGGTAAAACATTAGATGAAGCAGTTGCATATCTAGAAACTTCTGACGGCGCAGTAGCGAGTGCAGGTTGGTTTTGGGATGCAAACAAGTTAAGTGTTTATGCAGATAAAGGCGACTTCGTAGGTCTAACTAGACGTATCAATGGTGGTACTATTGGTCTTGCAGATAGACAACATCACTATGATATTGCACTTAAGGCGTTAGCAGACTAAGGAATAAAATGGCACAACCAATTTGGAATACTGCATCAGGCTCTATAGGAACTTTCCCTTCGGGAGTTGTTATGGTTTATCAATTATCCGCATCGGCAGTTTTACCTGCCGTAACAGTAACCTATGCAGTTATTAGTGGTAGTTTACCTAATGGGGTAACAATGGATGAAGATGGCTTGATCGCCGGTATTCCAACGTTGGTAACATCTGATGTTTCATACTCATTTGTAGTAAGAGCAACAGATAACTATGCAAATTTACGTGATAGAACGTTTACTATCACTACATCAGGTGCCGCAGTTCCTCAGTTTACAACACCAACTGGAACAATTACTACGACATTAGACAGCACATGGATTGAAATTCCAGTTGAATATTTAAACCCGGTATCGACTAATCCAGTTAGTATTAGATTAATTCAAGGACAACTGCCTCCTGGCATTGAAATTAATACTACTGGGCTATTGCGTGGATATGCGGCACCCCCATTAATAAATTTAAATCTTGGGTTAGTAACTACTTCAGCAGTTGCATCTAGTTCAAATACTGTTGTATGTTTAAGTACATCTGGATTTAGAGTAGGAAGACCGATACAGTTCACTGGTACTGTATTTGGTGGAGTCACCTTTGGACAAACATATTATATACAATCTATTATAGATGAATCTACCTTTACTATCTCAACAACAGTAGGCGGACCTGTATATCTATTAAGTGATGCTGTAGGATTTATGAACGTTACTCTTCCTAATATTTCTATTGGACAACCAACTGTACAGACATATTCATTTACATTGAAACTTGAAAGTCCTTTAGGTAGCGACATTGAATCATACTCAATTACAGTAATTAATCAAAATGCTACTGGCGGAGAAGGCGGGCCATCGTTCCCACCTAATACCAGAGTTCCAACTATCTATAATACTAGACCATCTACCTATAATATTTCTGCTAACGAACAAGATTTTGGATATTACGTATTGCCGCCTGACTCAGGCGGATTCACATATGCACCTTCTGAATTAGCATACATTGGAAAAATTACTAGTGATAATTATTTCACTTTTAGAATGTTAGGTCATGATTTTGATGGCAATGCACTTGAGTATGTATTTGCTGATTTGCCTTTAGGTCTAGTAGGTAATATTACTACAGGTTGGATTGAAGGGACTCCTATTATTGCAGATAATAGCATCAACGAATTTTCATTCAGTGTTGCAGTTCGTAAAGCCGCAAATCCAGCAATCACTACACCAAACTTTAATTTCTCATTTAGAATTAGAAATGAAATCGTAGGTGATATCGCATGGTTGACCCCCTCAGATTTAGGTCAAATTTTTAACGGCACAGTAAGTACTGAAAGAGTCAAAGCAATCAGTGATGTTACATTACAATATAGATTGATTGGTGGTCAGTTACCACCTAACTTAACACTGTTATCTAATGGTGAAATCTCTGGTGTTGTGGCATATCAGCCTACTGAGGTGTTCTTAGATCCAGGTCTTACTACTGATTTCTCATTTACTATTCAGGCGTACTCTCCTCAGTTCCCCGTAATACAAACTACTAGAACGTTTACTTGGAGTGTTTATCAGGAATACAATCAACCAACAGATACACTGTATATTAAGTGTGTTCCATCTATTGCAGATAGAAGATTATTAGCATCACTGTTAAACAGTACTTCATTGATTCCAGAAGACTCATTGTATAGGCCCAATGACCCATACTTTGGTAAAGCAACTAGTATCATCTATGAACATGCTTATGGTATCTATGCTAGTAGTTTTGAACAATATGTTGCGGCTATTACAAAGAATCACTATTGGAGAAACATTACATTAGGTGAATTAAAGACTGCTATTGCACGTGATGACAATGGCAACATCATTTATGAAGTCGTGTATAGTCAAGTGATTGATAACTTAGTTAATCCATCGGGAACTAGTATTCAAGAAGAAATTTATTGGCCAAGACCTATTCCATTAGAATTGGGTCCATGGTATACAAGTGAAACGAATTTGTTTACCAGTTATGTTTCAGCACCAAATGGTCAAGAGTTTTACACTAGTTTAACTCCGGGCTTTGCAAGAGTATTGTATCCTAACAGTTTGCCAAACATGCGTCAACGTGTAGGTCAAAATTTAGGACAAGAATTTGACTTTAGACTATTGCCAAAGTGGATGACTTCACAGCAACGCAATGGTTCTACTTTGGGATATACCCCTGCTTGGGTAATTGCATATTGTGTACCGGGAATAGATTTATCTATTGTTGCGTCACAAACTAATTCAATTACAAATGAAATTACAGTTACTTCAACAGAAGGTTTTGTAGTTGGCAGACAAATAACATTTACTGGAACTACATTTGGTGGAATCAGTACTAATAGCATTTATTATGTTAGAGAAGTCACTAGTCCAACTACATTTACAATAAGCATTGATCAAAACTTAGAACAAGAGTTTTCATTAAGTACTGAGGTTGGTAGCATGAATGCAATATTACCTAGTGTCTCTTACGCAGAAGTAATTAAAGATAATATTAACACTAAATGGGTAAATCCAATTACTAATACTCCATACACGTTAAACACAATCAATTTTACAATTGATAGATTTACAGTAGACAAGAGTATCACATTTAACTATGATACTAACGTCAGTCCTCCCGCATGGACTGGATTGCCTAGCGCAAGTCCTACACCTTCACCATTAGATTCGAAAGATTTCTATGTATTATATCCTAGAAAAACAATTTTACCGGATCAGACACAGTACTAAATACATTACGGAATGAGAAAACATGAGTCAAATTAACACAAATGGAATCGATGTAAATTATCCAATCCCCGGACAGAACAATAGTTCTCAAGGTTTTAGGGATAACTTTGCCCAAATTAGAACTAATCTTAATACTGCTGGAACTGAAATCACTGATTTGCAGACTAAGGTTGTAGTTAAAGCCGCATTGGATAACACAACTATTGATAACAACATGGCTAATACTCTTATTAGCAATGCGGCAGTTAGAGGCTTCAGATCAACCACATACAATTTAGGCAATGCTATCTCTGGCACATTGTTAGTAGATACGTCACTAGCAGACGTACAGTATGGCGCAGTAACTGGGAACACTACACTACAGTTTGGTGGATGGGCTCCTACTAATACAGAAAGCAGTATTACATTACGTCTTTCAATTTCTAATACTAGTGCAGTTATTTCATTGCCTTCAGCCGCAATCTCATCAAATAACAACTTTGGTGTTACATTACTTGAGAATTATACTCAGATTGGTAACGTAGCAACATTCACTGCTCCTGCAAATACAACAATTTTAGAATTTGATATTACCACAGTTGATTGCGGTGTCTCTCTAACAGTTGAGCCAACCAATAGACCTTTCCAGTCAACACAGATTGTAACACGTGAGATTCCACCAACTGGTGTTCAAGGTGATACTAATGGAACAGTGGCAGTGGGTCCTTCAGTTAATCAACTAGTAATTACTGGAGCAAACACTGACCCATACTTAACTACATCAGGTAATACTACACAGTTATATCCTGACTTACCCGTTGTGTTCACGGGCACTTCACTTGCTGGCAACTTAGTAGTGGGAACAACATATTACGTAAGAAACGTTGTATCAAGCACTACGTTCACTGTATCTTCAAGTATCGGCGGTGCAAACGTTGCTATCGGTGCTAATGCTAGTGGTACAACAATGTTAGCAAACCCTGCATCATATCTTTATATCTGCACTGATACATTTGATGCTAATGTAACCAATACATATGATGTTGTTAATGCATATGCAACAACTAATCGTGTAACAGTTGAGCCTACTACTGGCTTAGTTGTGAATGCACCAATTGTATTCAGTGGCAATACAGCAACACTTGATACAGCAAACACTAATATTCAACCAAATGTAGTTTACTATGTCAAGTCAATTATTGACGTAAGTTCTCCATCTGGAAATATTACTATCAGTCGTACAAGAAACAATGGCGTTGCAGGAACAGTTCACACAATTACTTCAAACAGTGGTCCAATGACAGCAACATTAAGTTCCTATGTTGGTAGTGATATTTGGAAACGTGTGAACTTGAATTCATGGTAAATATTAACTGATGGAACATCCTTTTATCAACAACATATCAGATAAAAGTTTAGAAGAATTACAAAACACTGTATCTGATTTAAATGGCAAATTATCGTTTGCGTATAGAACAGGTAATCAACCATTGATGCATCAGTTACAAATGGCAATAGAAAGTTATCGTAATCAAATGAACAAGAAAATGGATGAGGTCTTTGCTAAACAAAAGATCAAAACTCAAATTAACATTCAGTCAGACAAATGAACGCAAGAATAGAAAAAGACTTTTATTTTCAAGCCGCTGTGCATTTTGAAGATAAATTTTACATTAATTCATATGATATTACATTATCTCTACTAGTAGAGACTGATTCTATTCGTGAACAAAACATTGCAATGGACCGTGTTACTCACTTCTTATCTGAAGTATTGCAAAATTCAATTCTAGTATATAATAAAGATAAAGAATCAATCGACAAATATAGAACCGCTGGCTTAAAAGTTTGTGAGTTGCCCGAAGAACCATATGACCAAATTTTGTCAATGATACTAATTCAAAAATTAAACACCATAATGGAAGATAGACTTAAAATCACTGACATGGTATTAGGTTCCGTGTTAAGTGATGGTGTAAGATACTCAATGGTAGCAGAAGTAGCAGAAGCAGTCCTGTCAGGAAATCACTGGTGGAACAAGTCAACTATCTGCATTAGCAATTCAGAAATGACTCCCGATATCGAAGGAGATAACATTGTCAAGTTATTCAACGATGAACATTGGGCAGATTTGGGTTTGACCTGGAAAGAAAAGGCTAAAAAATAAGTTGACAGTATGTATCAATGGTGTTACAATAGTAACATGAATAAAGATATATACGGGCAACATGTTTTCACAGAGAGGGATCTTTTCGATCTTTATCTAACCAACCCCGAATTATCACTTAAAAACACACTAGTTGTAGACACGATTAAGTTTGACCCAGAACTTAACATTGAACAAATTCCCCAATTAATTGAATATACGTTAAGCGAAAAAACTATCGAACAGTTTGATGAAGATTGTCGTAGTCGTTGGTTTATTCCCAAAGAATATAATGATTTTGATATTGCCCAATTTGTATTGGCTCAGTGTAAAACAGATGCGGAACTTCAACGTGCAGGAGAAGAACTTCTACTATATCAAGAACGTGATATGTTTATATTATTGAAATATTTGAAGTATCTAGTAGACACACTTCGGACAAATAACATCGTTTGGGGTGTTGGTCGAGGTTCAAGTGTTGCTAGTTTTGTTTTGTATTTGATCGGTATCCATAGAATAAATAGTTTATACTATGATTTACCAATCACTGAGTTCTTAAAATAGGAGATAAAACATGTCAAAGGTATATAGAACGGCATTAGGAAAGACAATCGATATGTCTTCCCTAGCCTCAAAAAACGAACGAGTTCGTGCAGTAGGAAATATGAATGTCAACGCTAGAGGTGACACGATTGATTCCTTTGGAAGAGTAATTGTTCCTGTTACTAAAAAAGTTGGTGACAAGTATCAAAAGACAGTATCCAATCGTGCGGCAAATGTAGTTAAAAACAGAGCAACAAATCTAAAACCAATTGAAACGGCACCAAAGCCAGAACATAAGATTGCAGTTACTCCCGAAGAACTAGACTTAACAGCCGAAGAATTAGAGTTTGAAGACGATGCAGAAGCAGAAGCGATTGAAGCATTGAAGGCTGCACAATCTAAACAAGAATTTAAAGTTAAACCCGCAAGTGAAGCACCTGATTTTTTTAAACCAGAAAAGTAAAAAATGGCATCTATCAATAAAGTAAAAGTAAACAAACTTATACCACTACACGATACTATCATTGTATCCGATATGGAATTCACTGAACGTATCAGTAATGGTGGTATTATCATTCTTAATGACGATATGAAAAGCGCAGGCATTCGCCCACGTTGGGGGAAGGTCTATGCAATAGGACCAAAGGTAAAAGACATTGAAGTAGGACAATATATTATGATAGCACACGGTCGCTGGACACGTGGTATCACTATTGATACTCCTGAAGGCGAGAAAGTAATCCGTAAAGTTGATAACCAAGATATTTTATTAGTCAGTGAAGACAAACCACAAGACGAAACAATGAGTGACAAGGTATATTAAGTATGGGGGCATATGTCCCCATACTATTCACATTCAGAAAGGTAAATAATGTTTAATACGCACGTTTATAGGTCAGCATCAGAAGTTAACAGTTCTATGCTACGAGTTTACAATCATATGACTCTAGCAGTTATTGTTAGTATGTTGGTCAGTTATTTTGTAGGCAGTTCACCTGAACTATTAGCCTTTTTCTTTACGGGCATTATGAAATGGATCACTATCTTTGCTCCACTGGTAGCAGTATTTGCAATTTCATATGTTCTCAATGACAACCGATCAGTAGGTTCTGCACAGTTAATGTTACATGGCTTTGCTACATTAATGGGCTTGAGTTTTTCTGTTATCTTTGCTGTATATCAAATGGGTAGTATTGTATCAGCGTTTATGGGAGCGGCAATCTTATTTGGAGTTATGAGTTTTTATGGATATTTCACGAAGAAAAATCTCGATAGTATTGGTAAGTTTATGTTTGTTGGGCTTATTGCTATCATCATTGCCAGTATTATTAATATTTTTATTGGTAGTAGTGTGGCTTCTATGGTCATAAGTGCATTAGCAATCATTATCTTTTTGGGTCTAACTGCTTACGATACCCAAAAGATTCGTGAAGAACTTAGCGTTTCGGGTAATAATGATGTTGCGGAAGTCCGAGGGGCATTGACATTGTACCTAGATTTCATTAATATGTTTATTAATCTACTATCACTATTCGGAATAAAGAAGGATTAACACGTTGAAAGACAATTTGAAACACACGATTGCAACAGCGATTCCATATGTTGCAGTGTTTGGTGCAACTGGTGCGGCTATATACGTATTTGCTAAAGCATACAGTGCAATTAAAGATATTGGAAATCTTACACTAGATTTCAGTGATGAAGAAGCATTAGATTTCGGCAATGACGAATCTCTCAGTAAACATTTTAACAAAGATCAGTAATTATGAAAAATCAATTGTGGGTTGAAAAGTATCGCCCTAGTAAGGTAGAAGATTATGTTTTCGTTGACGACCGTCAGAAGGAAATTGTACAAAGATGGATTAGTGATAAGTCCATTCCTCATCTATTGCTTTCAGGTGACCCTGGCACAGGCAAGACAACGTTGGCTAAAGTTCTAATCAATGAACTTGGTGTTGAAGAGTTTGACGTACTAGAAATTAATGCGTCACGTGAAAACGGCGTAGATACTGTTAAGGAAAAAATTCATAACTTTGCACAAACTATTCCGTTTGGTACATTCAAGGTTATTCTATTAGATGAAGCAGATTACACATCTCCTGCATTTCAGGCTGCATTGCGTAATGATATGGAAGCGTATGCTTCTACTGTTCGCTTCATTCTAACTTGTAACTACGAACACAAGATCATTCCAGCATTGCGTGAAAGTCGTTGCTTTAAGTTTCATATTGCAAAGCCCGATATGACTGACTTCACAGCACGTGCGGCTACAGTTCTGATCACTGAAAATGTTGAGTTTGATTTAGAAGTGTTAGACACGTATGTTCGTAGTTCATATCCAGATTTGCGTAAGTGTTTGAATCAACTACAGAATAACTCTAAGAGCGGTAAGTTGGCTCCTCCTCATAGCGAAGGCAATGGTGAAGACGAGATTCTACTGACTGCAACAGAACTATTCAAAGCAGGTAAAATTCTTGAAGGTCGTCAGCAGTTGATGCAACATATTGCATTATATCCAACACGTATTGAAGACACATATCGTTGGATGTATGACAATCTTGATTTATGGGGCAACTCACAGGAAAAGAAAGATGCAAGTATCATTATCATTCGTAATGGTCTAGCGAATCTTCCACTAGTTGGCATCCCTGAAATCAGTATGGCTGCAACATTGGTAGAATTAACATCATAGGAGAAAATCATGTCTTGGCAAACAACATTAACTATTAATAATAACACTGCATACAACATTACGGTAACACACAATAACATCGGTGACTTGACTACTATTGAACCTAATAGTTCTTGGTCTAACACGGATCAAGAAAGTACTCCTAATAACACTAATGCATTGAAGTTTTGGCAGCAACCTAATGTATGGTTCATGCAAGGATCAGCATCATTTGGGCCTACTGCTGGAGTGTACGTTGATCGTGGTTGGATGGATCCAAACGCACAGACGATCAAGATGACTGCTAATGCAAACGGTAAAGAATGGGTTCAAACTCAAAACGGTGGAGAAACGCTACTTGCCTGGAATGAGTTTGAGCAGGGCGGTACAATTACTCTTACTTTTGATCCTGAGTAAAATGTAATGAGATACCTTTTAATTTCATTTATGAGAAAAGCGGGCGGACAGATTGATGAAATGGTATCTGTCTCAAAGCGTGTACGAACATCAGACTTGCAATCATGCAATGTTATTTTAGACTTTGCAGATAAAAAGGTTCACAAGTGTGTTATTGAGGGTAAGGTTCATGAGACTACGTTTGAACAAATGCGTGAATACTACGCAAGAATCTATCCCCAATTGGTTACGCAACTAGAGCGTGAAGCACCAATCGACAAGGGCCTAGCAAAACTAGAGGCTAAAATTAGCCCAGGCAAGAAATGATAAACGGGGCTTTCGCCCCGTTTATTTTATGAGTACATCTTTAGAATGTGTTCAATAATTGAGTGCCTCCTAATGTCTTTCATGTCGAATTCGCAAGCAGTCATGCCTGGTACACGATTAGTTTGAATTTTCGCTTTTAAGTCTAACAACCCGTTGTCAGGTGTTTTGCGGTCGGTCTGTTCTACGTCACCAGTAATGACAATCTTACTGCCCTCACCAATTCTTGTCATTAGCATTTTCATCTGGTTAGGAGTAGCATTCTGTGCCTCGTCTAAAATAATCCAACTGTGTTTAAAGTTACGACCACGACAGAATGCGAGTGGTGTAATTTCAATGATTTGTTCTTCTAACATATGTTCGATTTCTTTTGCGCTATAGTACTCCCTTAAAATATCTAGTAATGGTCTGACCCATGGTTCCATTTTCTGATTCAAATCACCGGGTAAAAACCCGTGTTTTTCATCGTCCACTGCAACTGCTGGGCGAGTCAAAATTATTCTATCACAGTCGCCTGCTCTCATAGCCTTAATCGCCGCTAACATAGCGAGATAAGTTTTACCAGTACCCGCAGGTCCACTCACCATAACGATATCAGTTTCAGGGTCAGTTAATGCTATGATATATTTTTCCTGATTAATACTCTTAGGTATCAGATCGATGGGTTTTCGTGAACGCTTTTGCGTCTGGGCTTGATTGAAGTCGATAGTTTTAGATTCATTCATATAGAATGCTTGACTTTCATAGTTTTGAGTTTTTTTAGAGTAACGTGTGTCTTTCTGTCTGAGTGCGCTTGTTTTACGTTTGGTCAAAGTGTTTCTCCTAATTCGTTTGATACACTGTTTTTGAGAGACAATCTTCTCTCAAAGATATTTAAAGTAGGATGTTGAGTAAACAATGCACTGGTTAAAGTTGGTTAACCTGTGATAAATATTATGCTAACCCCAGTAGAGATTCCTAATGTAGGATTCTTTATTAAAGTCTTAAGAAGATAAATACAGTATGAAAACCTTACCCGCAGACAAATTCTTTAATGACATTAACTTTGTTAGTATCATCGATACTATCAAGGGCGTATACATGTCAGATGGCGCAATGTCAACCCTTCTCGACTATGAACGAGTTCTAGACGAAGCCGACGTTTATGCCTTTAAAAACTGGGTTATTGGGGAATTAGTGCAAGGTCCGGTTATCGGTAGATATAACGCTAAATGTGTGTTTATGTGGCCTTATAAACTAATGCCCGATCCACGTGGAGCATTAAGACTTACTAACATCGGTTGCGAAGTTAAATTCGCTAAATCAAGTATTAGAGTTCCAGTAGAAGTAGAAGACTATGATGATTTTCAACCCGGAACTCGTTATCCAAAGATGACTAAAAAGTCTATTTGGTTCGTTGAAATTACTATTCCATTCGCATTGATGGATGATATTAAAGAAGGTTCTATTGACCTTGCTGACCAAACTATTGACTTGTCTGATATCGAAGATGCTTATGATGAAGACTTAGATGATAACACCAGCGAAGGTGATTCAGCACAACAAGAAGCCGCCAACAATGACCAAGGTAAAATGGGCGATGAACAACAACAGCAGATGGGCGTATAATGACTATTTTAAACGAGAGCCTCGATTACATGGACATGGATGGTCAGATATCTGACAAGATCACTGTTGATGAATATGCCGCAAAGATGGGCAAAGATAAAGATATTGTAACAATTACATTCAAAGTTAATTCAGAATTAGCAGCCAACGATTTAGTAACATGGTTTGAAAGAGGTTACGATTTTGTATTAGACGCTAGTGTTAGTGACGGTGAAATTGAACCGGGTACATATCTAGTGTTCGTTGAAATGGAACGTAGAAGTAGAGTTCCTGAAAGAATATTACGTCTGTTATCAGACCTTGAAACACTAACAGGTTTCAAACTAAAAGATTGGATCGTAGAAATCGAAAATGAAACATACGATGCCGATGAATCTGTGATTCGTCAAGCCATGATTCTTAATCCAAATGAATATAAAATGGAAAAAGAAAAAGACGAAAAGTTGAATGAGTATAGACAAATCGCAGGACTAGCCACTAAGCCCCTTTATAAAGAGGATGCTTATATAAGAAAAATAAAAACCATGGCGGGGATGTAACTTATGGGTACAATTTTAACACGTAGATATGAAGAAGAAGAAATGCAAATCATTGCGAAAAATGATGAGCATCACTCCTCTATGGTCGAAGATAAGGAGTTTTACAAACAAATGGAACAACGAAATCAGCAGGCCAATCAGATACTAAATCTGACACAAGCAGGTAACAATGCCGCACAGAACGCAGAAGTTCTCGTAAAGCATACTAAAGAAAGTGAAGACTGGATCAATAAAAAGTGGAGACCAGCAATGGGTTGGATGTACATGACTGTATGTATTACAGACTTTGTAATATTCCCAATTCTATGGTCAGTTCTACAGGCAATTGGTGCCGGTCAAGTCACAAGTCAATGGCAACCAGTAACTCTTATGGGTGCTGGTCTATTCCATATCTCAATGGGTGCAGTTCTTGGTATTGCGGCTTATGGTCGTACTAAAGAAAAGATTGAAGGTGCATCTAACAATGACACTTCAGTTGGTGCAACAGCACCGGCAGCCCCATCATTGGGCGGAATGTTAAAATAAACACTTGACAAATAGTTCCCAGTGTGCTAATATCTAACAATGGATCATTATAGCACACTGGGAATTCCACGTACGGCTTCTCCCGAAGAAATCAAAAAAGCATATCGCAAACTTGCGATGGAACATCATCCTGATCGTGGAGGTGATAATGTTAAATTCCAAGAACTTAGTATAGCGTATAACACGTTAAGCGACCCAGATAAGAAGGCTGCTTACGATAATCCACAGGCTCAATTCGGTGGTTTCAACTTTGGCCCAAATGGTTTTGACTTTCAAGATATCTTTAAAGCATTCAATCAACAACAGACTAATCCATTTGAAGCATATGTCCGTCAACAGAATCAACAGCAACAAATGTATCGTACAAGAGTTACAGTATCATTAGTTGATGCATATAATGGAACCGAACAAGTATTAAAATTGAATACTCCTCAAGGTCTAAAAGTAGTCAATCTTAAATTGCCTCGAGGTGTAAAAACCGGAGACAATATGCGTTATGATAACGTAGTTAACGGAGCAATGTTACTGATTGAATTCGTAGTATTATCTGACTTACGTTTTGATAGAAGGGACGATGACTTGTATGCTAATTTACCTATATCAGTATTAGATTTAATTGTTGGAACAACTATTCAATTTACTACTATAGGTAAGAAAACACTTGAAGTTACAATTAAGCCGGGAACGCAACCATATATGCAACTAAAGATTCCAGGAGAAGGTATGCCTTCCCGAAACGGTGGAGTAGGTGACCAAATACTCTTGCTAAAACCCTTCATACCTGATAATATAGATACTGATATAATAGAAAGTATCAAGCGAGCCTATCAAAATAAATAGTATTACTAAAGGAAATAAAATTGCAACAATCACCAGAAATTGAAAACATTATTGAACGTGCTATTGAAGCCGCAAAGGGACGCCAACATGAATATGTTACAGTAGAACATTTGCTACTGTCTCTTATCTCACATCCTCCCTTCAAGAAATGTTTGAATCAATTCAACGTTGATACAGATTTAATGATTTCGGAAGTAGAAGCATATCTTAATGGATTACATGCTATCGAATCAAAAGAACCCGGCATTCAGCCAAAGCGTACCAATACACTTGAGCGTGTTATGAATCGTTCAGTAACACAAGTATTGTTTACTGGTCGTAGGCAAGTTACTACAGTTGACTTGTATCTTTCTATTGCTAGTGAAGGTAACTCACATGCACATTACTTTCTATTAAAGTACGGCGTCACTAAAGGTGATTTTGTTAATCACTGGCAGAAGGTATATAAGGGAAGTGATTTCACCGCTAATCTAACTGATAATCAAGCAGATGAAATTCTTGAAGAATATACGATTAATCTTACACAAATGGCCCGTGAAGATAAACTAGAACCGGTCATTGGTCGCAGTAAAGAAATCGATGACATTATCAATGTCCTCGCAAAGCGTTTCAAGTCAAACGTATTAATGGTCGGTGACCCAGGGGTTGGTAAAACTGCAATCGCAGAAGGTATTGCTAACGCTATTGTTGCGGGAGAAGTTCCTGAGTTCTTAGAAGGATATGAACTATTCTCACTTGAGATTGGTTCATTACTAGCAGGATCTAAGTATCGTGGCGACTTTGAAGAAAAGGTAAAGGCTGTACTTGATGCTCTAACCATTAAGAAGAAGGCTATTCTTTTCATTGACGAAGCACATACTATGCAAGGTGCGGGTGCATCCAGCAATGGTTCACTAGACTTTGCAAATATGATTAAGCCTGCAATTACTAAAGGCACATTAAAAGTTATTGCAAGCACAACATGGGAAGAGTTCTACGAAAGTTTTGAAAAGGATCGTGCATTGATGCGCCGATTCTATAAGGTAACTATTGATGAACCTTCAACTGAATCTACGATTCGTATTTTGTCAGGACTATCAACTCGCCTCAACGACTTCCACAATGTAAAGATCACGGACGAAGCAATCGAAGCCGCAGTAGAAAGTTCAGCACGTTATATTCACGACCGCAAGAATCCTGATAAGTCAATTGACTTACTTGATGCGGCTTGTGCAAAGCAACGTGTTTTAGGTAATGAAGAAGCAATCATTACTAAGCAATTGATTCACGAACAGGTTGAAAAGTTTACAGGCGTCCCTGCTGATAAGTTGTCAGGAGACAACATGGATCGTATTCAGAACCTTGAAATTAATGTTAAGAGTAAGTTGTATGGTCAAGATGCGACCGTAGAACAAGTTCTTGAGCGTGTGTATGTTTCGTTCGCTGGCATTGGCAACGACACTAAGCCGATTGCAAGTTTCTTGTTCTTGGGCCCAACGGGTACAGGTAAAACAGAACTGGCGAAATTGCTGTCCAAGAATTTGGATATGCCGCTTCTCAAGTATGACATGTCGGAGTACAGCGAGAAGCACAGTGTAAGCAGTTTGATTGGCCCGCCCCCTGGCTACGTAGGCTTTGGCGATTCACAAGTACAAGGTGGACGCCTAATTTCAGACTTGAGCAAGAATCCGCACTCAATCTTATTGTTTGACGAAGTTGAAAAGGCTCATCCAGATATCTTCAATATTTTCTTGCAGATTCTAGATGAGGGAACTATCACTGGATCAAATGGTAAGCAGGTTTCATGTAAGAATACGCTAATCGTTCTAACATCTAACTTGGGTTCAGCGGACAGCGAACGGAACAACATTGGATTTGGTACACAAGAAAAGTCAGGTGAAGATGACAAGGCTCTTAAGCAATTCTTCAAGCCTGAATTTAGAAATCGTCTTGATATGGTTTGTAAGTTCAATAAGTTGGACACCCTTTCAATTAAAAAGATTGTTGTCAAGTTCACTGATGACCTTAAGAAGTCATTACTAGAAAAGCATAACATCACATTAAACTTTAGTGAACCTGCTATTGAACATCTAGCAGAAGTTGGCTACGATAGTAAAATGGGCGCACGTCCACTTGCACGTAAGATTGATGAACTAATTCGTGTACCACTGTCAAAGAAGATTTTGTTTGAACGTGTTTCAAATGCAAATATCATGGCAGTAATGGATGGTGATAAGATTGATTTCACTATCTCTAATAAGAAAACAGCGAGAGTAGGTGAAGATGGCATTATCGAAGTTGAAAGTGAACCAGGTAGACCGTGAAAAGTTGTACTTTAATAAGTACACCTATCGCGGAATATTTGAAACTAAACATCTGTACTATATCTATGATGCAAAGACTATAGATGAATACCGAAGTAACCTATCACAGGCTAGGGATAACTCAGTACGGTACAGTTGGCGTAAGACTATATTAGATGATACAAAAATTGATTTTGATTTGATCGAAAAGATTATTACATTTAAACGTAAGTATTCAGGTAAGAATATCACATTTAGATGTGAGGGTGATAAAATGTCAGTGTTCTCTAATGATGACAAGGTATTGTCTGATATGGTGAAGATTCAGCCCAATGCAAAGTTAGTAAAGATTTTACCAAGTCCTGTTGGTATCAAATACTTTAAGAAGGAGCCTCCTTCAAAGTATCGTATATATCTTAAAAGTAGTAGAATATCTGAAGATACTAGGGATTCACTACGTGCATTTATTAGCAGAGACTTAGCCATGCCCAGTGAGTCATTAAGTCGTTCATTAGCAAGTCAAAATCAGTGGAAATGGTCTTATGTTCACGATGGTCACTTTATCAATTATAATGAAGAAACTACACTAAGTTACATGGGTTTGATGTTTTCTGAATTAATTGGTAAGGTTTACAAATTAGAAAAGAAAACGGACTAAGATAAATACTCTAATACAATGGAGTATTTTCATGGCAAAATTAGTCGAAGATGTAGTAGTAATCAAGTTATCAAAACTTATCAAAGATAACGATCCGGCAGATGTAATCGTTACTGACGAAGTACAAACTGCATTAGAACAAGTAGCACAAGAATTAGCCGGCACCGGGGTCTTAGTAGAAGTAACGAGAGCGTAATATGTCTCAATCTACTACTTTAATCCTGTTCCCGCAGACAACCTATTTGAATCCGGGCAACGGAGCACCTTATACTGTCACTAGTAATTCACAGCCCGCGGCTGCATATTACTTGGGTAATAGAGATTTGCAAACTGTGCAATATAGTCTAACAAATTGCACAGGGAATCTTATCATTGAAGCAAGTCTTGCTTCTACACCAACATCAACTGACTGGTTCAGTGTATATGAATTAGAAGCAAATGCTAATGCTACTGCTAATTCGGCTCCGCAGATTGCAAGTAATGCAATCGCATACACTAACATCGAAGGCAACTTTGTTTATATCAGAGCAAAGATGGAAGACTTCCAAGGTGGTGGAATCAATTTCGTTAAGGTAAGTTACTAAATGAGTACAGTTGTCATTATGCCTGGTGGCTTTCACCCCTTCCATGCAGGTCATATGGCACTGTATAATTCAGCACGTGAAGCATTTCCTAATGCAGAAGTGTTTGTAGCCGCAACTAATGACACAAAGACAAGACCTTTTCCCTTTGCTGTTAAAGAGAAACTAGCAAAAGTTGCTGGAGTAGAACCAGGCCATTTTGTACAAGTAAAGAGTCCTTTTCAACCTAAAGAAATTACACAAAATTATAATCCAGACGAAGATATAGTTATTTTTGTTCGTAGCCAGAAGGACATGAAAGAAAGTCCTATTCCAGGTGGTGTTAAAAAGAATGGTGAGCCAGCATATTTTCAACCATTCAAGCGTGGTGAACTAGAACCATTTGGTAAACA